TCGCTTGCGGGCTGAACAACCTGCAGAAGATTTCTGACGGTGAGCCACTCGGGGGCAAGACTCGCGCCGAGGATGACTTCGCAGACGAAGACGAGGATTTTCTCAGCTAAATAACGGCTGACAGACATGGGCAGCGGGGATTCTTCCTCGCTGTCTTTTCGTAGAAGGAGAACATACATGAAGTCCATTTCTATCGATCTCGAAACGCGAAGCAGTGTGGATATTGGGAAAAGTGGCGTATATCGTTACACCGAGGCAGAGGATTTCGCGATCCTGCTCTTTGGATATTCCGTGGACGGAGGCACAGTGCAGGTCATCGACCTTACCAGTGGGGAACAGATTCCGCAGGAGATTCTGGACGCGCTGACCGATGAGAGCATCATCAAGTGGGCGTTTAATGCCAACTTTGAGCGTGTGTGCCTGTCGCGCTACTTGTCGGATTTGGGGATAGCCCTCGATCCGTCCCGCGACAATCATCCGCTCTCTGTTGAGTGCGCTCGCTTTCTGAGTCCTCGTAGCTGGCGATGCACAATGGTCTGGTCTGCCTATATGGGACTGCCGCTCTCACTTGCCGCCGTCGGACGGGTGCTTGGACTGGAAGAGCAGAAAATGACGGAGGGCAAGGCTCTCATCCGTTATTTTTCAACGCCTCCGTTCCACGAACCCACAGGCGAGAAGTGGGAACTGTTCAAGTCCTATAACCGGCGCGATGTCGAAGTGGAGATGGCGATTCAGCAACGGCTCTCCAAATATCCTGTTCCTCCGTCGGTGTGGGAAGAATATGTACTCGACCAGGAAATAAATGACCGTGGGATACGTTTGGATATGCCGTTCGTGGAGAATGCCGTCCAGATCAACGCGCTCACCAAGGAAAAACTGACGGGCAGGCTGAAAGCTTTGACCGCGCTTGAAAATCCGAACAGCGTAGCGCAGATGAAGGCGTGGCTCAAGGAACGTGGTGTTGCAACGGAATCGCTCGACAAGAAGTCTGTGACGGCTTTGATCACGACTGTCCAGTCTCCTATCTCCGATGTGTTGATGCTTCGGCAGCAGCTTGCAAAGTCTTCGGTGAAGAAATATCAGGCGATGCAGAATACCCTTTGCTCGGATGGTCGTGTGCGGGGAATGTTCCAGTTCTATGGCGCAAACCGTACCGGGCGTTGGTGTCTTACTAGTGACCACGAGGTATTAACAAAAGAGGGATGGATACGCTTAGACAAGTGGAATGGCGGTCATATTGCGGTTTGGAACGCAAATAATGAGATGGTTTCATTCCAGTCGGCAAAGGCTCTATGTTTCGAATACAGTGGGAAAATGTATACATATCGTGATACCCGTATCGACCAATGCAGCACTCCGGATCACAAAATGCGTGTGCAGCGTCGCTATGGCTCTGCGTGGGAAGATATGACGGTTGAGGAAATGTCAAAGTGCCGTCCTGCCATTCCCATCCATGGTTATCGCTATCATCGTGGTTGCGCAAATCCAACTTGGCTTCGTGTTTTGATTATGACGCAAGCAGATGGATTCTATACATCCGATGGAAGCGTCAGATTCAACTTCAAGAAAGAGCGAAAAATTGCTCGTTGCAAAATGCTGCTCCGCAGGGCTGAAATTATGTTTGCCGTACATACATATAAGGATGTCACGAATATCACCATCCCAGCAAGGAATGTTCCCCTTTGGCCGCGGCAGTTCAGAACGAAGACTTTCGGATTCTGGCTTCTTGATGAGAATCCCGACATATTTTTTGACGAATTGCCGCACTGGGATGGTTACTGCCCAGCACCGAACAGCATTCAATACAGTACTTGCAATAAGCAGAATGCCGATATTGTTCAAGCTTTGGCACATATGAGCGGCAGGGCTGCAGTGATAAAACTTAAACACCGTAATCTTGAAAAGCACCCCAACTGGAATCAGGCATATGTAGTAGATATTTGGCTAACGCCTAAGAATTGCCACGAAATAAGGATCAAGCCCGAAGTATCTGATTTCAGTGGATCGGTATATTGTGCCGAAACACCAACAGGATATTTTCTCGTGAGGAGAAATGGAAAAGTTTGGATTACAGGAAACAGTGGACGCCACATTCAATTACAAAATCTTCCTCAGAACCATCTCGCCGACCTTGAGTGCGCTCGTGCCCTCGTGCGGCAGGGAAATTATGATGCACTGGAACTCCTCTACGACTCCGTTCCCGATGTCCTGTCACAGCTGATTCGTACTGCCTTTATCCCGAAGGAGGGCAGAAAATTCATCGTCGCCGACTTCTCTACCATCGAAGCACGGGTGCTGTCATGGCTTGCCAAGGAGCGATGGCGCATGGATGTATTCGCTGATGACGGCGACATCTACTGCGCCACAGCGGGAAGGATGTTTCACTGCAATGTGGTGAAACATGGTGAGAACGGGCATCTCAGACAGTACGGTAAACTAGCGGAATTGTCGAGTGGATACGGCGGCTCCGTTGGTGCACTGAAGGCATTCGGCGCATTGGAGTCCGGGATGAAGGAAGAGGAACTGAAGCCGCTCGTGGATGCGTGGCGTGCAGCAAATCCGAACATCGTGGATTTCTGGTGGGCGGTGGATCGCGCGGCAAAGGGCTGTATCAAGGAACGTAGCACGAAGGTCACGCACGGCATCCGGTTCATCTATCGGGGCGGCATGATGTTCATCGAACTTCCGAGCGGGCGCAGACTCTCCTATGTAAAACCGCGCATCGGAGAGAATCAGTTCGGTGGCGAATCCATTACCTACATGGGACTGAATCTCTCGAAAAAGTGGGTACGGATTGAATCCTACGGCCCGAAGCTCGTGGAAAACATCACACAGGCCATCAGCCGTGACCTCCTCTGCTACGCCATGCAGACGTTGCGGAGCATGGAGATTGTCGCTCATGTCCATGACGAAATCATTATCGAATGTGATGAGCGCGTCTCCCTTTCTGCTGTTTGTGAGCAGATGGCGCGAACCCCGCCATGGGCAGACGGGCTCCTGCTTCGCGCCGATGGTTTTGAATGTAATTTCTATCAGAAAGACTAAAAAACGTCCTTTTTCACCTCCTGCCAAGGCTACCTTGCAGGAGGTGTTTTTTGCTATGACAGAAGAACAGAAACAACAAATCCACGTGCTGCGCAGAGATGGCCTCGGATATAAAAAGATTGCCCTGCTGATGGGCATATCTGTCAATACGGTGAAGTCCTTTTGTCGAAACAACGAACTGACGGGGAATCGTTCATTTGCTGTGTGCCTTGCTTGCGGTAAGCCGCTTGTGCAGATACCGAAGAGAAAGAAAAGGAAGTTCTGTTCGGTTCAGTGTCGGGAGATGTGGTGGAGCAGGAATCGTGACAAAGGGAATAAGCCGACAGGCGAAACCTATCGCTGCGCTCATTGCGGCAGGACATTTTCTGCCTATCGGCGTGAGCACAGGAAGTATTGCTCCCGTGCCTGTTATGTCGCAGAGCGGTTTCAAGGTGGTGGTATCCATGCGTAAAGACCAGTACCGCGCGGATATGCTCTACCACATGTCGCTCTCCGTTGCAAAGACCATGCGGGCAAAGGGGCTCATCACAGCGGATGAGTATGCTGAAATCGACACCATGCTCCTTGCAAAATATCAGCCGTATCTTGGTCGGCTTATCTCGGAAAATGCTTGATAAATCCGCTTCACAGAGCAATATATAGGATGGAAAGGAGGATGATAGAGTGCCTGAGGTAAGAAAAATCGAGCCCGTTGTTACTGCCCTGAAGCAGAGAAAGCGTGTAGCGGCGTATGCCCGTATCTCGATGGAATCGGATCGGCTGAACCACTCGCTTTCCGCGCAGATCAGCTATTTCAGTGAACTTATCCAAAGGAATCCTGAATGGATTTATGTCGGCGTTTATGCCGACAGCGGAATCTCCGGCGGCGACATACGGCACAGGGCAGAATTTCAGCGCCTCATCGATGACTGCAATGCCGGCCGAATCGACATTGTTCTCTGCAAGAGCATTTCACGGTTTGCCCGCAGCACGGTTGATCTATTGGAAACCGTGCGCCATCTAAAATCCATCGGCGTAGAAGTGTGGTTCGAGAAGGAGAATATACATACTCTCTCGTCTGACGGTGAACTTTTACTCAGCATTTTGGCAGGCTTTGCGGAAGAGGAAAGCCGCAGTCAGTCCGAGAATGCCAAATGGGCGATCCGGAAGAAATTCGAGCGAGGGAAGCAATGGCATGTCGCAGCTTACGGTTATCGTTGGAACGGAGAAACCTTCGTTGTCTGTGAGGAGGAGGCAGAGGCTGTCCGTGTCATATTCGATAACTTCCTAAAGGATGTCCCTCTTGGGCGCACAGCAAAATGGCTCAAGGAGAACGGACATGCCTGTTCGATACCGTTCATTCACTATGTTTTGGAGAATCCGGTTTACATCGGCGATGTCATCCTTCAGCGGTATTTTACGGAGAATCCTCGGACGCACAAAATTTTCAAGAACACAGGGCAGCTTCCGCGCTACCTCGTCACCGATAATCACGAACCGATCATCGAGCGCGAGACGTTCGAGAAGGTACAGGAGAAAATCAAGGCGAGCTATGAGTTCAATCCTGCGGCACATCGCATTGTAAAGCCGAGTTGTTTCTCGGCAAAAATCATCTGCAGCAAATGCGGCGCACATTTCGTCAAGGGCGTGACCAAAACCAACAGGCATGACGGCTTGCAGGAGCATTGGTTTTGCTACGGCAAAATTCATAAGCGAATGTGCGATGCAAGGAACATCCGTGGGTATCGGCTGTGGGAGGCATGTCGTGAGGTTCTGGGGTTATCCGAATTTGATGAGGATGTGTTTGCCAAGACCGTGGAGAAGATTCTCACCACCGATACGGACAGTCTCGTCTTCCATTTTTATGATGGCACGGTGAAAACCGTCCACATCCATTATTTCAGTCAGGACGAGAAGAAATACACCGACCCGCACAGAAAGCCCTTCGGCTACACATGGAGCCAAAACGGTTATGTGATTGTTCCAAAAGAGGCAGAAGCCGTGCAGTTGGTGTATCAATACTATGCCGAGGGATGGAACATCTCCGACATTTCGCGTGAACTCGAATCCAAGGGCTATCAGAGCATTCGGGGCAGATTTTCCCGCCGTGTGGTAACAACCGTTCTCGACAGCGATTTCTACATCGGCAATCGAACCATTAAGGGACAGTTTACGGAAAGTGGTGTGGATGAGGTTATCGAGAATGACCACGCACCGATTGTCAGCAAAGAACTGTTCGATACCGTCCAAAAGCGGCGGACGGTTGAACTGAAAAAGCAGGAACGGCGCATTGCAACAAGGAGGCGAATAGACAATGAGAAGCGTAACGGTCATCCCCGCCAGCGTCAATAAATTCTCGGCGCAGCCCTTATCTGCCACAGAAAAGCGTAAAGTTGCGGCGTATGCGCGGGTTTCTACGGATGAGGAGGAACAGCAGACCAGCTATGCCGCCCAATGTGATTACTACGAGCGGTACATCAAGAGCCGTGCAGATTGGGCGTTCGTCAAGGTATACGCCGATGAAGGAATCAGCGGCTGCAATACCCGGAAGCGCGAGGCGTTCAAGGCGATGGTGCAGGATGCCCTGGACGGCAAAATCCAACTGATTCTCACGAAATCTGTGTCGCGCTTTGCGAGAAACACCGTGGACAGCCTCACAACCATACGAAAACTGAAAGAGCATGGCGTGGAGGTTTGGTTCGAGAAAGAGAACCTTAAAACGTTTGATCCCAAAGTGGAAATGCTATTGACCATTTTAGCGAGTCTCAGTCAGGAGGAATCCCGCTCCATTTCCGAGAATGTGAATTGGGGCATCCGAAAGAAAATGGCAGATGGGAAATTCAGCCTCAGCTACAGTCGATTCCTCGGCTATGATAGAGGAGAGGGGGGAACGCTTGTCATCAACGAGGAAGAGGCAAAGGTGATCCGCAGGATTTATGCGCTCTACATCAAGGGAATGTCTCCTTACGGCATAGCGAAAGTGCTGACCGAGGAAGGCATCAAAACGCCCAGTGGAAAAACCCGGTGGAGTGACAGTACCGTGAGCAGCATCCTTCGTAACGAGAAATACTGCGGGCGGGCACTGCTTCAAAAGACATTTACCCCAGATTTTCTGACCAAGAAAACCGTCAAGAATACGGGGCAAGTTCCCAGTTACTTTGTGGAACACAGTCATGCGCCGATCATCGACCCGGATGTTTACGACATGGTGCAGCGGATGATGGAGGGGCGCAAGCGGGGGAGGGACAGAATCAGCTCCGTCAGCATTTTCTCAAGCAAACTCAGATGCGGTGACTGCGGTTCTTGGTACGGCTCGAAAACGTGGCACTCCACGGATAAGTACAAACGGGTTATTTGGCAATGCAATCACAAGTTTCGTGGCACGAAATGCAGCACGCCGCATTTTTCCGAGGATGAGATCAAGGAACTGTTCGTTTGTGCCGTCAATCTGCTGCTTGCCGAAAAAGAGGAGATGATCTCTACCTACGAAATGATGCGGGAAAAGCTGTTCTCCACCACGGCACTTGTCGAGGAGCGCAGGGCACTGGAAAATGAACTGAATGTCACGGCAAGACTGGTGGAGTACTGCATTAAGGAAAATGCCCGTATTGCCCAAGACCAGACGGCATACGAGGAACGCTACCAAAGCCTTGTCGAGCGGTACGAAAGCGCAAAGAAGCGGTATGATGAGATCGTCGAACAGATAAGCGACCAAACAGTCCGTGGCGAGCAAGTTTCCATTTTTCTGGAAAAACTGAGAGAACAGGATTTAATCGACACGTTCGATGACGACCTCTGGCTCTCGATGGTGGATTTCATCACCGTGCACGATAAGAGCAAAGTAACCGTCACGTTCAAGGACGGGAGCGAGATAAAACTGGACAGATAAACGACGAGCGGGAGCCGGTAAGACAGCCGACGCCCGCTCTCTTTGTATTTTGACACCCTGAAAAATGTCAGAGTACAGGAAAAATGTAAGGGTTCAAAGGAAAAATGTTGTTGTATCAAAGTAACCGTGCAGGGGGAACTCCTCTTGACGCTGCTCGCATCCTTTGCCCAAGAGGAGAGCAGAAGCATCGGCGACAACATTCGGTGGGGTGTGCGGAGACGATTCGCTGAGGGGATTCCGAACGGGAATAAAGCACCTTACGGCTACACATGGGACGGAGAGATGTTCCGCATTGTTCCTGCCGAGGGCAAGATCGTCAAGGAGATTTTCCGTAGATACCTTGCAGGAGAATCTGCCTATTTCATCGCAAAGACACTCGCGGGACACGGAATCATGGGACGGCAGGGGAGACCAATCGAGCAGACCACAGTAAAGGATATTCTCTCCAACATCTCATACACTGGAACAATGGCACTGCAGAAAAACTACATCAGCGAGGGGCATATCCGCAAAAGGAATAAGGGAGAATTTCCTCTTTATCTCGTGGATGGAGTGTTTGAGCCGTTCGTGAGCAAGGATGACTTCGATAAGGCACAGGAGATACGGCAACGGAGAGCCGCGCAGTCCGGCAATCGGAATTCTGTACGGATGCCATTCTCGGGAATAGTAAAATGCGGGTGCTGCGGAAGCGGATTCAGCAGAAGAACCGCCGGGAAGTACAGGCGATGGGGCTGCAACACAAGAGAGCGGAAAGGCAGCACTGCTTGTGACAGCCGTCCAATCAAGGAAGAGGAGCTTGTCGCTGTGGTCAGAACCGTCATGGAAAAAGATGATTTTGATACTGCGGAACTCAGGCGTAAGGTGTCCAAGATCGTCATTTACGGTGACTGTGTGGAACTTCACCTAACCAATGGCCGCATAAAAAAGATTGCCCGCATCTATAACGGGCAGCGTGGCAGCAATCCATTCACGAATAAAGTGTACTGTGCCTCCTGCGGAAGCAAGTGTGAGCGTGACACTTGGACGCAGGGAACTAAGGTGTGGTCTTGCAGTCAGCCGCGTACGAAATGCCGACTGAAGCGGCTGCCCGAATCCGAACTCAAGGAAGCAACAG